GACATCCACTCTAAACCAGGTACAACTATATTTTTTACTTTATGTTTTACCTTTACTTTATCTAAATCTTTTACTAACTTTTTTAAATGTGGTGGTAGTTCACCTGTGTCTTTAAACTTTTTGTGAGCAGCTTTAAATTGAGAAGCAGATAAAGCTTCTTTTTTTACAGGTAAATCACCATGTTTAGTTTTAGCATATTTCTTCACACTACTCTTCTTTATTTTTTTCGCAACTTTCTGAGCATCTTTGGAAAATTTACCAGCAGGTTGTTCACCCTTTTGGATAGAACGTACAATTCCCATAAACTTTTGTTGGTTTTTGGAAACAGACGGCATGTTATCCCCTCATTATAGAGTTGATAATAGATTCAATTTTATTTTCAGGTTTTTGTTTTTCTACACCTTCATTAACAGGTCTCATAAAAGCACCATGTGTTGATGGATTAGAAACAAAATCAAAAGCAATAAGTTCAAAATCTGGTTGAACCTCGACAGTATCAGCCTCTCTCATTGGTTCTACTGAACCTAATCCTCTTGAAGAGATACCAAGTTTAATACCTGATTTAAATAATTCTTTTAAGATGTTTCCAGCAGGTGTTGATAGAACTTCTACAGTTCCTAACAAGTCATCACCATCCCAATGCATCTCAATGATATTATGTGAAGCATTGTTTAGATTAACAACAGAACTATCAGGATGGTCTAACTCACCTAATGCTCTTCTTTCACTAACTTGTTCTGATAGATATTTAGATACTTCTTTTAAAAGAACTTCTCTTGGATATACCCTACCATTTTGATTTTTGGATTCTGCTCTTTGTAAAACACCCTTTACGATTAACCGACCATCATTTTCTTTTATAGATTCATCAATTTTATTTCTTGATATCTGAAATGGTCTTACATCTACTAATAATTTTTTATTCATTTTATATTCCTAGTTTCCTGTGTATACAAAGGTTACATCACCTACTGTTCCAGCAGCATCTGTTTGTCTCCAAGCAACTGGATTGATATCAAGACGGACAGGACCTCCAGCAGCATTATTTAAAACTGAACCTGTTGTATATGTATCAACACTACCCGATTGATAAGCAAAAGCATATGTTCCATTTACATTAATAATAACATGATTAGGTCTATCTACTATAGTTTCCTTATCTGGAGTTGTTGCCTTACCATGAGCACTTAAAGGTAATGCCTTTGGTTGTGATTTTAAGTTATTGTTAGGATCTGCTTCGTACCTTGACATTTATTTGCCTCCCCAAGAGCTTCGTTTTACCCAAATATCAAAAAGGATATCTGAGACTTCTTTTCTTATTTGTTTTTTAATTTTATCTAAATCTTGTTTTGATACATCTTCATCTATGAATTTGTATCCTGTTTGTTTTTCAATATTTTTCTTTCTTTTCTTTTTCATCTTACCAAAAGCTTTTGGTGTATTATAGCCATCAACACTAGCAGTAGTAGTTATTTCTTTTAACTTCTTTTTAAATAAACTACTTGCTAGTTCTTTAACTAAAGAATTAAATTTTGTTGAGTTCTTTGTCAAGTTCATAGTATCTCAAAAGTTGAACAACTGAATTATCATCAGTTTGTTTTGATTCATTTAAACAAAATTTATCAGCACAATTAATTGCTTCTTGTAACTTTATTTTTAAAACTTTATCCTTTACTTTCTTTACTTTGGAATTTAATTTAGTTTTAAGTTTTGGTATTTGAGTTTCTACGAACACAGAAAAGTTGTTTGTATTAGAAATATTACTAATGTATTCTTTAAGAACTTTCTTTTGTTGGTCTGAAAGATTAGTATATTTGTTATTAAACTTTTCTAAAAGTGTTTTGTAAGAAAGAATTCTTAAATCTTTATCTTTAAACTCAGCTGGCACATAAGACTTTTCTTTCTTATGTCCTATTGCAGTTACGTTCTCTACGATAATAAAGTAACTTTCAGTTTTTTCGTCAGCACTCATCTCGTTGATACCTTCAAACAACTTGTATGTAGAAGCAAATACTTTATAATCTGGAAGTTTTGAACTGAAAAGTTGATTTACATCATAAGATTCTTTTATAGCAGCAATCGTGTTATACTTTTCTCTTCGTAAAGCAGCGTTATTTAAAAGACCTCTTTGTTTAATCACTTCTGATAAGAAAAAATCAGCCTTCTTGTCTGATTTAAATTTCTTAGTCATAATTAAACTATATAAAGCCAACTCTTTACCTAACTCTGTATGTTCATTAAATTGTTTTTTAATGATTTTAAGAGCTGGTGACTCTTTCTTTTTGTTTAACACATCTACTGTTACTTGTCTTAATAAGAACTCAAATAGTAGTCCTGTGTTTCTTAATTTACTATGTTTAAATTTGCTCATATAATATTTTCCAAAGTATTTTGATACAATTATTCATATATAAATATAACATAAATTAGATAAAGTAGGTAATTACTCTTTTATTATGTTATCTTCACTCAACATTGATGATTTCTTTTTAGGAAACTTTTCTTTGAGTTGGTCTAACACACCTTCTCTAGCCATCATAGTACTAGCTTTTGATGTAGCTAATGGAGATTTACCTTTAAACTCTCTTTTTCCATAAGACCTGTCCGTATCTTTTAAACTTTCATGTCCATACTTATCTTTCATTGTATCTCTATCTTTAAAAGGATCTTTTTTACTTCCACCCCAATCACCTTTTCTACTTACAGAAAAGTCGTCATCTTCATCTTCGTTTTCTTTTGGTGCTGGTTCTTTAGCAGGATCACTTCCTTCTGATTCTATTTGTTCTAATCTAAACTTTTGTTTTGTATCATCTACAATACCCTCGTAAATATCAATCTGTTTCTTTTCAGAAAAATCAAATATGTTATCGTAAATCCACTCTCGTGAAAATAGTTTAGTATCCATAGCTTTTTCAGCTGCTTCTATTTGTTGATTTAACAATTCAAGTTTTTCTTGTTCATGAATCATAGATGGATTTTGTAGTTCTAAACTAAAGTCAATTAAGTCTGAATCGGTAAATCCTTGTGAATAAAGATGAACGATACCAATCTTTGTTAATTCACTAACAACAATCTTCTGTAATCTTTCTATTGTTCTAGCAAACCTTACATCCTCAGCAGCCAATGTAGCTTTACCACCACTTAAACCTTCTTCATATCCTAAGAAAGCCTTTGGTATTCTTAAACTAGCCATTAACTTGTTTCTTAGATACTCAACATCTTCTATAGCATCATTATTAGAAAGACCTTGTAGTGTATCTATCTGTGTTCCACTATCTCCACCACGAACTGGTAGAAAAAAGTCTTCGGTAACAGACTCTACATTATATTTTAAGTTATATTCACCTGTATTTTGGTCAATAACAGGAGTTTTCTTCATCTTGTTGATGATTTTTTGCATAAACTGTTCAACTTCTCTTGGTGGTATGTTTCCAACATCAATCTTAAACACCCTTTTTTCAGGTGCTCTCATGATACGATGAATTAACATAGCATCTTCCATCAAAGTTAATTGTTTATAAATCTTTCTTCCGTTTTCCAATAAAGAACGACCATATGGTAAAAAGTTTGTATCAGATAATACACGGAAGTGAGCTATCTCATAATTTTCTTTTATTTCTTTTTTATCTTCGTTTATCTCAAACTGAATAAGTTGTGGGTTAGCAGGATCGTGGTCTTCTAACCTTGTAATCTCATAAGCAGAAATAGGTTTTACATTTACCACTCCGTATTTATCAACAATATCTAGTTGAAGATAAAAATCCCCATACTTAGTCATGTTACGCATCCAACTCCACAAGTTAAACTCGATATTCATAACATCATAAAACAAGTTATGTAAAATCTTTTGAACTTGAACATTCTCACTTTTAACTTTTAATGTTTCCCCTTCGATGTTATCAATAGTTGATTCATCAGAATAGATATCAAGAGCAGAAGCAATAATCGGGTCTTGATCCATTAACTCATAATCCCTAAACAAGTCTCTTTTTTGAATCTCATAAGCAGCTCTTCTGTTTTGAGCAGTTGCATATGGATTTGAGTAGTTGTTTTGCATCATCCGACTATATCGGTCAATAAAGTTTGTTGTTAAACTTGTTTGTGAGTAGTCTAAATCTTTTACTACCAATCGATTATCATCAGCTTTTCTGATGATAACATTAGATTGAAATAATCTACCAAGTCGTGTAAATAAATTGTCTGCCATGTTTTACCCCAATAGCCAAGATAAGTCTTCTTCTTCGCCGTTATTAAGTTTTACTTTATATGGATTATCTTTTGGAGCACTATTGGACGACATTACTGCCGAGTTTCCATTTAAACTTCCAATAGAACTAACCAAACTACTTTGAAATTCGTTTCTCTCTGATTGAATACGAATCGCGGTATCCCTAATCCATAATAAAATAGAATAAGACATAACGAGGTCATCGTTATATCCATCTAATGCTTCAGTTTTACTATTCTTATATATAAATACAAAAAGTTCATCAATTAAACGAGTTGATTTTATCTTTACCATCTTTTCTCGTGTATATTCTTCCATTTTAGCGATAATTAATGGTTTAGACTTCATAGTTGTTGTGAAACCTGGTATCTTGTTTCTATCTATTTGTCTATATCTGTTTGTATGTTGAACATCTTCATCTACAATAAGATGATTTTTTTCTTGATAAAAAAGATTCTCATATCCTCTATCAATAATTGTTTGTAATGTAGCCCAACCTATGTTATTGTTTTCAACAACAAGTAGGGCAT